TGAACCGTTACGCCGGGGAAACCCGTGCCGGTCGGCCGCTGTTCATCCCGCCGGGCATGAAGTTCACGCCGCTGAAGACCACGCCGCTGGAGATGGATTTCACGGCGAGCGCGGATCAGGTGCGGGACTATGTACTCGCCCTGTTCGGCGTTCCCAGCGCGATCGCCATGATCACCAAGGAACTGACCTACGGCAGCGTTCTGGCGGTGATGAACGCCTTCTGTCAGTTCACCATCAACCCCAAGAAACGCTTTCTGGGTCAGGTGCTTACGGAAAAGCTAGCTCATCGTTACGACTCCAAGCTGCGCATCTGGTGGGACGACATCAGTCCGGAAGATCCGCAAATAATCGAATCTCGGATCCGTACTGATGTCACATTAGGTATTCGGACATTGAACGAGGCGCGACGAGAACGTGGACTAGAGCCCTATCGATTTGGTGGAGATGATCCACTCTTAGCCAGTATTGGTACTCAGTTAAATTTCGGAACAGGCAAACCGCCGGAAGAGGGGATATACTCTCCCTTCGGTCAACAAAAACCTTCACCGCGTCAGGACGATGATGACTCGAAATCGACTCACGAAAGCTGAACACTCACGAATCTTTCATTCTCATGTACAGAAGTTGGAAACGATCTTTTAGCAAAAGGTATTGTCAATCGAAAGTCATACGTTGACCCTCCATTTCCTGCTGTACCCTCCGACTGTCTGGCTGATTTTGTGAGAGGGGTCTTTGACGGGGACGGGTCAGCAGCACGGCGGGCGCACCGCATGGCTTGGAAACTCGTCGGAAACAAACGGTTTATTCAAACACTTGCAGAGATGATTCCGGCTGTTGTCGGTTTGAAAAAGAAAACCAATACCGTGTGGAAAAGTAATACGATTTGGGGAGTTGCCTGGTCGGGGCGGTCTGATCTGAAGTTGCTATATGACTGGATGTATTACCCAGGCCACTGTTACTCCATGTCACGTAAGCGAGAAAAATTGAAGGCTTATTTAGGTAGTGTTGGGATGCTCTCCACGGAGGAACAGAACAATGCCTGATCTTGTTGAGCTTCTTAATACCCGCTCCACGTCTGTCTCAAAGGACGGGACCATTCACTTCCCGGATCGGTCGGAGTTCGTGTCCGTTGACAAGGACGGCAATGCCTTCGCCGTTACGGCCGATGCGGTCCAGAGTGTTGACAAGGGATTGATGAGTGCCCGTTTCAAAATCAGTTCCAATGCCAAAGACCGCATGGGGGACGTGATTGTTCCGGCCGGCTGCCTCACCCGTCTGGAGACGTACAAGGCGAACCCGGTCGTCTTCCTGAACCACAAGTCCTACTTCGGTCTGCCGATTGCGAAGTCCGCTCATCCGGAAACCGGCGAGTTCACGGTGGAGGTGGCGGCGAACGACATTTACGCTACGGCGTTCTTTCACGGCTTGACGGAAGAGAGCACCCAGACGTTCGCCCTGGTGGCGGAAGGATATCTCAAGGCTGCTTCCATCGGCTTCCGTCCGATCAAAGCTCGCTTCATTGATGAGGAAAAAGCCAGCAAGGATCGGGATCTGATCGAGTTCGACAAACTCTTTCCCGGCTTGTTGTTCGAGGAATGGGAACTGACCGAGTGGAGTGTCGTCGGGATTCCGGCCAACCCGGAAGCCGTTCGGAGCCTGTTGTCCAAGGGAATGTTCAACGGTGCCCGCCTGCTGGAACCGCTTCGCAAGGAACTGGAGAGTCATCTCCCCGAAGTCACTTCGGTGAGTGTGGCTGTCCCGGAAACGATTTCGGAGATCGTCCCGGCTTCAGAAGCCGAACCCGTCGTGGTTGCGGAGATCCCCGCCACCCTCGAAAAAAATCTCGACCCGGACTTTAGTTTGAATACCCAGGGTCAAGAAATTATTTCCGTGGCGGGAGAGGAGACCAAGTCGCTCGACGCACTCATCGGCCCTCCCCAGCAGGGATTACAGCCTCCCCTCAAGACGGAGGAAGAAGCCAAGCCGGTCCCGGCGGACTCGTTGATGCCGCACTCCGGGTACTGTCTGGATCTGCACGCCCCCTCCGGTCCTCTGGGAATGCAGCTTCTGGTTTGCTGCTGCTACGAACTCTGTGAGATCGCCTGCTGCCTGGAGACGCATCTCAAGAATCTGGAACAACCGAAGGTGAAAACCTTCTTGGAAGACTTCGGAACCAAGGCACAAAAGCTCTTGGACAAGGTCTGGGAGACGGGCGAGAAGTATTATCCGGATATGTTTGGTACGCCTGAGCAAATGAAACAGATGTGGGAGAATCTCAAAACCAAACACGCCGAGGTGATTCAATCCGTGGCGGCCCCACTCGTGCCGGTAACGATCTCCCCGACGTTGCTTACCCAGAAGACGGAACCGAGCCCGGAGGACGAACTCAGTGCGGATGATCTCGCGCTGATGAAACATCTGCTGGAGAACCTGGCCCAGTCCGGGGCCAAGCTGACGGAATCACTCTACGAACTGACAGGGAAAGAAGTATGACGGGACGTTCCTCTTTGAAAGCCACGGAAACGAATGCTCGTCATCTCCTGAAAGTGAACGAGCTTCTGACCAAACTCACGGACGAAATCCTGTCCCGAGGGTTCTACGGGAAAGCCGCTCTGGAGTTTGATGTCGCAGACGGGACGATTCAGCAGATCAAGAAGCGCGTCGAGGAGGCCCATCGATGAGCAGCCCGTTTGTCAAAGTCGTGGGAACGTCCGTGGTGACTCTGGACGAAACCGCCACGGAAGAGTTTCGCAACGGCGTCTGGCTGAAAGCGGCCAGCACGAACGCCGGCACGGTCTACGTCTCGACACTGGAGACCGTGACGACCCCGGCGACGGCGGTGGGAAGTGCCGGCTACGGACTCGCGGCGAACCAGGAAATCTTTCTGGCGAAGGCGGAAGCTCCGTCCCTGGCCGGGGTCTATGCGATTGCGAGTGCTTCGAGTCAACATCTTCATGTCTGGCCCTCTTGAGGAGTTTTTTAATGAGTAAACACCGTAAGCCGAGTTTGCCCCTTCCCCAGGCGTCTGCGTTCGTCCCCCCTCCTCCGGTGCCGTCCCCTCCAATGGAATCCTTTGAACCGACTTTAGTCCTTAAAGCCACGACCCAAGAATGCAGCACTTGTAAGTATTGGTTGAAGATCGATTCTTTCGCGGACCTCTCCCGACGTATCGGGTTTTGTCGGAGGAACCCGCCGCACATCATCAACACCCGGCCGGAAGCCCTGACCCCGTTCGGACCCGTCACCCAGTTTCCTGTGACGGAAGGGACCACTTGTTGCGGGGAACATGCTTTCAAAGAGTGACTTGACGAGACGATATGAAATTGCTCTTGTGTTGAAGATTCAATCTTTCGTACTTTTGTGATTACGGTTTTCCAGGTAGTCCAATCCGATCTTCGATACGGATGACGCCTGTCTTGATGTAAGGAAAGTTCCTTATATCGAGACAGGTGTTTTTATTTTTCCCACTCGTTCGAGTGGAGAGGAGCCAGCCAGGGATGAGCGCGATCCAACCGCTTCTGGACGAACTGAAGAAGGTCAGTGACCGGACGGAAAGCCTGAGCAAGCAGGTGGAGGAACTGAAGAAGCCCCAGGACGACGCGGCTCGTCGGGTGCCGTTCGCTCGTCGGGGTGAGTCGGCGCTGACCAGCCGGGGGTACAGCTTCTCCAAACTCTTCGGCGTTCTCGGCAAGCGGCTGGGGGGCGAAGACGCCAAGGTGGAGATCGATGTCTCCAACCGCTTGCAGAAGCTCTACTCGGATCTGGGGGTCAAGAAGGCGGAACTGAACTCGATCCTGGCTCCGGCGGCGTCCAGCCACATCGCGCAGATGGGCGACGAGACGTTCGGCCAGGAGGTCGGCGATCTGGTCAAGGCGGGCGTGACCGGCTACGACCGCGAAGAGGTCATGCGGATTCGCAAGCAATACTGGGGCGTTCAGAAAGCCCTGAGTTGGCTGGACGAGTCCGTGGGCGGCACCCTGGTCGCCCCGCCCCTTCAGGGGGAGTTGATCGACCTGCTGCGGAACAACGAAGTGTTCATGCAGGCCGGGGCCAAGACGATCGCCATGCCACCCAACGGCCGCATCGTCTTCCCGCGTCAGACCACGCCGAGCGAAGCCTACTGGGTCGGCGAGTCGGCGACCATCAACGACTCGACTCCGGGCACCGGCGATGTCACGCTGACCGCCAAGAAGCTCGCGGTCCTGGTCAAGATGCCGAACGAACTGTTCCGGTTCTCCAGCGTTTCGGTGGAACAGTTCGTCCGGGACGACCTGGCGCGGGTCATGTCCCTGAAGATGGACAAGTCCTTCCTCGAAGCGCCCGGCTCCTCGAACGAGCCGAAGGGTCTGATCAACTACGCCGGCATCCTGTCGCACACGGCGATGACCGTGGGGGCGAACGGCAACACCTTCGAGCCGGAAGACGTGAACGTCTTCATCGCCAAGATCGAGGAGCGGAACGCACAGTTCAAGACCTGGATCATGCGGCCGCTCATGTACGCGGCCCTGACCAACCGTCGTTCGGATGCGGTGAGCGCCGGCGACAAGAAGGGTCTGTTCCTGTTCAACATGTTGCGGGAACTGAACAGCGGTCACGACCTCGACCGGCTCGGGGTCGGTTCGCTGTCCGGCTACCCCGTGCTCAAGTCCACGCAGGTGTCGAACGCCCGCAGCAAGGGGAACGCTTCCAACCTGTCGTACATCCTCGGCGGCGACTTCACGGACTACGTGATCGCCATGAGCGGCGTGATCGAGTTCATGCTGTCGCAACAGGGTGACACGCCGTTCACCCAGGACCAGACCTGGATTCGCGGCATCCAACTGGTGGACGGGGCTCCGCGCCGGGAGGCGAGCTTCGGCTGGATCGACGAACTGGTCGTGGCCTGATTCATTCTCTGATTCGTTCTCTCGCAAGGAGGCTCAGTGAGATGGCAGACAAGAGTTTGATTCAGACCACGGCGGGTCAGCACTACACGGCGGTCGCCGCTGGCGGAACGGGTGACGCCGTGGTCAGCGCCGAACCGGGTCGGGCGTGCAAGGTGGTCTGCACGGCGGCGGGGACGGCGTCGTTCGAGATTTATGATCACGCCTCGGCCAGCGCGTCGGGGACGTTGATCTACAAGTCCCCGGCCGACACGGAGGCCGGGTCGATGTTCGACCTGCAAGTCCCGGTCGCGGCGGGGATCGTTTTCAAGAAGGCTGCCGGAACCCCGGCGTGCGTCGTGACCTACACCAAGGACTCCGCTTACGGACGCTGACATGAAGTACCCCGATCTTGCTCACGTCCCCGGATGGGATGTCGGGATTCCGGCGGTCTACGACCGCTACGTCGCGGAAGCCCCTCCGGGTTCGCTGCTGGTCGAGGTCGGGGTTTATCACGGCAAGTCCCTGGCGTATCTGGCGCTCGAAGCCAAGGCGGCGGACAAGGGGTTGCGGGTGGTCGGCGTGGACTGGTTCCGGGGGACCGGCCTGTGCGGGTACGGCCCCTCGGCCAAGACCGCCGACGCCACCCTCAAGACTCTGGAACAGTTCAATCTGATCGATGATGTGATTCTGGTGGCGGCAAACAGTGTTCAGGCGGCGAAGCTGTTCGCGGATCGAAGCTGCTGGTTGGTTTTTCTGGACGACGACCACTCCGAGCCGGGGATTCGAGGATCGATCTCGGCCTGGTTGCCCAAGGTGTCGGGAGTCCTGGCGGGTCACGACTACGGGTATCCGGAGTGGCCTGCGGTGGAAAAGGTGGTAACGGAGGTGTTCGGGCAGGGACGCCGGAGCATCGTGTCTCCTCAGTGCTGGGAGGTGCGAATTGGCGTCTGAGCGTTTGCCGGAAAAGGTCAAGATCCTGGTCGTCCGAATGGCGTATGGCGAGCGGGAACTGTCCCGCTGTGTGACCTGGCTCCTGGGGGCCATGCACACGTTGATGAACCACCCGCAAGTGGAACTGGTGCAGACGACTCACCTGGACCGATGTCCCACGGACATGGCCCGGAACGAGGCGGCACAACTGGCCCTGAAAAACGGCTACGACTTTCTGGTGATGATCGACGACGACGTGGTCCCGGACTACCGGATGCGTCTGCCGCACAAGGAAGACCACGAACACCCGTTCTTCCCGGCCGCGCTGAACTTCGCCCTGGCCCACGACAGCGAAGGACACGGGCCGTGTGTCGTCGCGGCTCCGTATTGCGGTCCTCCTCCGAACGAGTTGGTTTACGTCAACGTTTGGAAGAACTTCGAGACCGGCGACAGTAATCCGAACTTCCACATGAAGACCGTGGACCGCCGGGAGGCCGCGATCAAGAAGGGGTTCGAGCGCGTCGGGGCGTTGCCCACGGGGCTGATCCTGATCGACTGTCGGGTCTTTGAAAAACTGAGTCATCCGTATTTTGCATACGAATACTCGGATGAAACAAAGTCTCGAAAGATCTCCACGGAAGACTCGGTCTTCAGCCGCAACCTGGACCTCGTCGGCGTGCCGCAGTACTGCACCTGGGGCAGTTGGTGTCTGCACCGCAAGTTCAAGGATGTCGGCAAGCCGGAACTGGTGGACGTGAAAGTCATTCCCCAGTCGTTCCGGGACAAGATCCTGGCGGACACAGCACGGAAGCTGGTCGAGAAGGGAATCGACACCGGGTTTCTCTGGGAGGAGTTCCGGTGAATAAAATAGACAATAGATTGTCGAAACGAAAATGGACAGAAACTGAAATAGACCTTATCAGAAGGACATATCCTACTCTCGGTGGTAAGGAATTGGCAAAAGAACTCGATCGACAACCGGGTTCTGTTTACAACATGGCTAAACGACTGAGGGTTCGTACCGATCCGGTTGTTCGTTACTTACGAGTTAGCCGTTCGGTTCGGGATACAAAAACTGTTATTAAGGATCTGTCTATCTTCGATCAATGGTCCGCAGAGTTGTCGTATTTTCTCGGCCTTTGTTGGGCTGATGGAAATATAGATCGTAAACAAACTTCCGTTACGATCACTCTCCACAACCGGGATAGAGATTGTCTCGAACGACTTCGTGATAGGTT